ATAGGTCCTGATTCTGCTGAACAGTTTATTAAAAACTTTTTTACTAAACCAGGTGACGATCCTAAAAAGGACAAGCCTAAGCCTGATGTTAAAAAGACAAAAAACACAGTAGTTACAAAAAAACCTGCAGATGCTACTAAACCTACAGAAAAAGGCAAGCCTGCTCCAGAACCTAAAGCAATCGAGCCAAAAGCAGTCGAGCCGAAAGCAGCAGAGCCGAAAGCAAAAGACGACTTTCCGTCAGGCATTTCAGGAGGTAACTACGTAAAAGTTAAACCTGGTGATGCTATAGTTTATAAAAATGCTGCTGGGAAAACTAAAGACGGTGAAGTAACTAAGTTACTAGATACTAGAGATAAACAAGGCGATTTGCAAATACAACTTAAAAAGAAAGGTGCTGTATTTGCAATTGATAGAGATAATATAACGCAAGTTAACGGTCAGGATTGGAAATACTCTCCAGAGAAAGGATCCGATTCTGGAAAGACAAAGGAAAACATTATGAGCAAAGCAATGAAAGAAGGATTAGCTGATCTAGCTGGCAGAGCAGAAGCTGATCACGAAGTACAAATGGCTAGAGCTGATCTTTACAAGATTGCTAAGTATGCTATTAAATTACATGATATGCTAAAAGGTGTATCAGAAGAGCAAGGACTAGAAGGTTGGCAGCAAGCAAAGATTACTAAAGCAGCTGACTACATTGGTTCAGTATATCACAACCTAGACTACGATATGAAGTTTGGTGAAGGCATGAACGAAGGCGTTGAAATGTGTCCAGAAGAGTGCTGTGGTAAACCAGTAACTGAGTGTTCATGTGGTCCAGACTGTCCTCATTGCGATTGCTACGAAAAGAACAAAGCAATGAAAGAAGGCAAGTACAAAAACGATGCACAACGTAAAGCAGTACATGCTGCTAAATCAAAAAAAGAAAGTACAGACGCTTACAAAAAAAGTATTGCTGAAAAACTTGCAAAAAAACTAGAAGGTACAGTAACTCCTCCTACATCACCATCAAAAATAGATGCAAAAAATATTAAAGCAAAAAGTATTAAACCAGTTAAAAGCACTAGCGGCGGTGGCGGCAAGTAATATGGATTTTCACGCATTACAGAAAAAACTTTTTAATATTGAACCAACTGACCCTGCTGAAGATAAAGCTAAAATGGTGGCGGCTTTACAAGGTAATACTCCTGCACCAGAAGTTACGCAACCAATAGCAGAAAGTTACGAAGTTGCAGAAGGTTCGTTACAATTAGATAAAAATTATTCTGTAAGCGACTTTGCTGCACTAGCAGGTGTTATTACAGAAGGTAAACAAAAAACTGGCAGTGCAGGACAGGCAAAAGGTAAAGACCCTATGCCTAAAATGTCTAAACCAAGTCATACAGGTGAGCAACCACACCCATTAAAAGATAAACTAGTTGGCGAAAGTTCAGAAGATCGAATTGCTGCGCTAGAAGCAAGAGTAGCACAACTAGAAGAATTACTAGCCGAACGTTCACTTACTAAAGGCGAAGAAAAGAAACGTGAAAAGTATGTCAAAGGCATGAAAAAGAACAAAGACGACTTTAAGAAACGTTACGGCAAAGATGCCGAAGCAGTTATGTATGCAACTGCAACTAAAAATGCCAAAAAAGATGAGTCTATTAAAGGTAGACTTTATGCAGAACTAGCCAAATATCAGCTTAAAAATTAATTTTTTAGGTTGACTTCTAGACAAAATTCCACTATAATATAAATTAAACTAACATAGGAGTTTAATATGAGTAGCAGAACCTACGGGGCTGACGAAAAAGCCAAACTAGAACGCCTTGTCCGTGAGGGCGTAACTGTATTACAAGAAGTTGAAGATTTACAAACAGGCTTAAAAGAAACTGTAAAGGCTGTTGCAGAAGAAATGGATATTAAGCCAAGTCTTATCAACAAGGCAATCAAAATTGCACAAAAACGTGATTGGGCACAACATGCTGATGCCTATGACGATCTTGAAACATTAATTACTACACTTGGTTACGACAAATAATGGATCCTATAAGGAAATTTTTTAAAAGCTCATATGACAGTGACAAGATAGCATTTGCATTTGAAATGATTAGCACAGTCTTTACGATTGCTGCTAGTCTAACACTTGCACTAAATGCAGACAGTCCTGATATGAGATACGTGTACCCGGGATTTTTTATAGGTTCGTGTACAGCAGTATATGCTTACTATAGACGCACACTTGCCTGGCCATTAGTGTTAACATCATATTTTGCATGTGTTAACGTGCTCGGATTTAGTCGAGCAATGGGTTGGATCTAGTAAATATTAATAACGCTCAATGACAATAGTCGAGCAAGAAGAAGGTTAAGTTGGCCATAAGCAACGAGAGGAAAAATGATAGAAAAAATAATCGTCTTTGGTGGCGGAACCAGTGGTTGGTTGACTGCCGCATATCTAACTAATAATCTCCCTGAACAAGTAAAAATTTGCTTAATTGAAGATAGCAAAAAAGGTCCAATTGGCGTAGGTGAAGGAACTCAACCTGCAACTGCTAGTTTCCTTTATGAATGTGGACTACAGCCGCATGAATGGATGCCTGCTAGTAATGCAACATTTAAGCACGGAGTTAAACTAGAAGGCTGGAATGACGAGCCTTATTTTGTAGATAACGATGATCCAATAAACTATCTTGCTACTCCTGATTTATTTGCTAACAAGCATTTTGCAGACAAATCCTATAAAGAGTTTTTAGATTGGTATCCTGCTTATCAACTAGCAGAAAACAATATTAGCCCAAAACTTACAAAAGATTTAGATTGTAACTTTAATACTGGACCTGAAGGATTTGGTGCTGTACATTTTGATGCATATAAAATTATTGATTGTATTAAAAAACTTATCCTTAATAGAATTACATATGTAGATACAGAAATTGTAGATATTAGAAGTGACGTTAATGGTATTTCATTCCTCAAAGACAAAGAAGGTACTATTTACGAAGCAGACTTGTATATTGACTGTACAGGTTTTGAAAGTCTTCTATTAGAAAATGAACTAAAAGAAGAATTTATTTCTTTTAAAACTTGGTTGCCAAACGATAGTGCTGTTGCACTACAAACTCAATACACAGATCCTAAAACAGAATGTCACCCTTATACAAAAGCAACTGCTATGAATGCAGGATGGAGATGGACTATCCCTGTCTATGACCGTATTGGTAACGGCTATGTATACAGTTCAAACTTTATTACACCAGAAGAAGCAGAAAAAGAATTACGTGATGCTTTAGGCGAATACGATGCTCCAGCAAAACATTTAAAAATGAAATGTGGAACCCATCAAAGAGTTGCAGTTAAAAATGTCCTTGCTGTAGGACTAAGTGCAGGATTTGTGGAACCTTTAGAAGCAACAGGTATTACATTTACTACAAGTATTGTTAGAGCATTTGTACACTTTATACAGATGTCTCAAGGTAATTGGAGCGACGAAGTTAAAGATGCAATCAATCAATCATATTACGGGTTGAATATTGAAATACTTTCTTTTATCTTTGCACACTATTTCTTTAGTAATAAGAAAGATACAATGTACTGGCAGGCAATAAGAAATAAAACTCTTAAAGATCTACCTGATGATTGTATTAATATTATTAGTACCTATTATCCATATCCAAAACCTATCATGTTTTTAACTAGACAAAGTATGTTTTCGAGTGTACAATGGTGGAGTATGATACATGCTGGTGGCGGCTACATTGATGCTGAAAAAAATACTCCTGAGGAAGATATGTATTTGAAATATTTTATTGAAAGCAAACAAAAACAAACTGATTTGTGTAAAGCAACATTTCCAAATCATTATGAATTTTTACAATCTTGGTACGAGGGAAAATAAATGCCTTATGTAGATGCAATGTTTGATCGAGACCAAGACATTATTCGTGTCGTAGAGCGTCGCGACGGCAAAAGACATTACACAGAGTATCCTGCAAAATACACATTCTATTACAAAGATCCTCGTGGAAAATATAAAAGTGTTTACGGTGATCCACTTAATAGAATTGTTTGTAAAAACACAAAAGATTTTCGTAAAGAAGTTGCTATTAACAAAGGCAAGGACTTGTTTGAAAGCGACATTAATCCAATCTTCCAATGTCTAAGTGAAAACTATCTCAACCAAGACGCACCTAAACTAAACATTGCGTTTTGGGATATTGAGACAGACTTTGATCCAGAACGAGGCTTTGCTGATCCTAGTGATCCGTTTATGCCAATTACTGCTATTACTGTATGTTTGCAATGGCTAGACAGTGCGTTGATTACACTAGCAGTTCCGCCTAAAGGTATGAAACATGAAGATGCTGTTGCTATGTGTAAACAGCGTTGGGGTGACGAAGTTATTCTGTTTACCAATGACGAAGAAGGTAACGGTGAAAAACAAATGTTACTTGCTTTTCTTGATTTGATTGAAGATGCAGATGTACAAAGTGGTTGGAACTCAGAAGGGTACGATGTTCCTTACACTGTAAACCGTATCCAGCGTGTACTAAGCAAAGATGACACAAGACGTTTCTGCTTGTGGGGACAACTACCTAAGAAACGTGAATATGAAAAATATGGAAAAACTGCCGAAACTTATGATTTTGTGGGTCGTGTGCATTTAGACTCGCTTGAACTGTATCGCAAATATACATATGAAGAAAGGCATACATATCGATTAGATGCTATCGGTGAATTAGAAGTAGGCGAAAATAAAACTGTTTATGAAGGTACACTTGATCAATTATATAACAATGACTTTGAAACGTTTATTGAATATAACAGACAAGACGTTGCACTACTTGACAAACTAGACAAGAAACTACGATTTATTGATTTGAGCAACGAACTTGCTCACGCAAACACTGTATTGTTACAAACAACAATGGGTGCTGTTGCTGTTACTGAGCAAGCAATCATTAACGAGGCACATCACAGAGGCTTACAAGTTCCTAATCGTCCAAAACGTGATGACGAAAACACACAAGCCGCAGGTGCTTATGTTGCGTTTCCTAAGAAAGGTTTGCACAAGTACATCGGCTCAATGGACTTGAACTCACTGTATCCGTCAGTAATTCGTGCGTTGAATATGGCTCCGGAAACTATTATTGGACAACTACGTCCAGAGATAACAGATTCTCGTGTACATGAAGATATGACTCTTAAAAAGAAATCATTTGCAGGTAGCTGGGAAGGACGTTTTGCAACAGAAGAATACGAAGCAGTTATGGAGAAACGCAAAGATATTGCACTAACGGTTGACTGGGAAGATGGACGTTCAGATGTACTAAGTGGTGCAGAAATTCATCAACTTATATTTGATTCACATATGCCGTGGATGCTAAGTGCTAACGGTACAATATTTACTACAGAATTTGAAGGAGTGATACCTGGTATCTTAAAACGCTGGTATGCAGAACGTAAGGATCTACAAAAACAACTTAAGAAAGCAAAAGAAGCAGGCAATGCTATTGAAACTGCATTTTGGGACAAACGTCAACTTGTTAAGAAAATTAATCTTAACTCTCTTTATGGGGCCATTCTTAATCCTGGTTGCAGATTTTTTGACAAACGTATAGGACAATCTACAACACTAACAGGTAGACAAATTGTTAAGCACATGAGTGCTGAGGTTAACAAAGTTATTACAGGCGAATATGATCACGTAGGTAAAGCAGTCATTTACGGTGATACAGACTCCGTTTATTTTAGTGCGTATCCTGTGTTAAAAGATGATATTGAAAGTGGTAACCTTGAGTGGAGCATTGAAAAGTGCATTACATTATATGACCAAGTTGCAGAGCAAGCAAATACA